AACCTCTTCTGAAACCAGAGAAACCTAAATTTAAAGCCATGTCTTCAGAGTTTTCAAATACACCGTAAGATGTACCTCCAGCTCCATAAGAGTTTTGTTGTGCTAACATATTATCAAATAATAACTCAGTTTTTCTATCTAAGAAAAGCATGTTTTCTTCAATAGCTCCTTGAGTATCTAAATTTTCTAATACAGAATCGAAATCTTGTAAAGATCCAGCATATCCAGAAAGTACGTTACCACCGTTATTAATAGCAGAGAATAAACCTTCTGTACCTATTAAACCAGCGTTAGCAGCAGCACCACCAGCAGCAGCAGCAGGAAACTGTATTCCAGCTCCAGCAATTGCAGCAGACTGTATACCGTTTGCTAATTCACCTTCAATCATTGCCATTTCTAAGTAATCTTCGAATCTCATTCTAGTTTCACCTTCAGCTTTTAGATACCATAAGTATCCAGAAGTTCCGTCTTCACCAGCAACTTCTACCCAACCGATTTGAGCAGTATCAGAACCTGAAACAGCATATCTGTCTCTGATTATGATTGGTTTGTTACTAAACGTAGTTAACTGAGGTTGAATAGATTGACCAGCTACTCCAGTAGCAGGACCAACAGATCCTTTTCCATACTCAGAACCGTATACAAATACTTTTGCATTTGCAACAGCAGCAGCTCCTGGGTTAGCAGCAGCTTGTGTGTAAGGAATTACATCAAAATTTTGAGCACCACCAGCACCACCAGCACCGTTAGCTCCTGTAGCAACTACAATAGCTTTTACAGTGAACGCAGGATTAGCAGGATCCATAATTACTACAGTCATATTTACAAACACAGTGTTTACAACACCGCCAGGTAAAGTGATTCTATTACCACCATTTGCACCAACTGCAGATACTGTTACACCATCGTAAGATATGTGTAATCTATTTTGCTCAGACCAAATTACTTGATCAGACATCATTGGCATTTCAGCGCCAACCATTCTTAAGAAGCCACTTAACGTTCTGTTTCCATAACGCTCTACCTCTGCTTCATATATTTCCGGTAGATATTGTTGTGCGAAGTCATTCCCACCACCATTATTAAAATTTAAATAATTAGTTGTTAACGCTTGAGTTGTTAACGATGGTAATAAACTTCCAAATTGAGGACTTAATACACCCATTTTTTTTAGTTTTTAATTGTTAAATTTACTTGTTTTAATTTTCAACTTAGAACTATCTACTCCGTCTATAGCACGTACTTTAAAACCTCCTATGCTAATTCCTTCACTTGCTGATTGACGCGGTGCATCAACCGTAGGGTTTTTAGAATTATTCATAACATTTTTAATTCCATCAGTTTTACCTTGTTCATAAAAATGGCTTACAATACGATCTACATTTTGAGCAGCGTACATAGCTTTGTGATAACCTTTCGTATCTTTAACATTACCTTCAGTGTCTAAGAACTTCTCGACGAAGTTGTTAATGTTTGATTGATTTTCTGCAACTTTATTAGGATCTTTAACGCCATATCTAAACTTTTTTTCACCAACTTCGAAATCAAAACCTTTGAAATCATTAGTAAATAAAGTATTAGTGTCGTTAATAAACCTTTCATGTTGCTGTGTAGCTAACTCTTGATCTTTGTTGTATCGATTGAAAAAGTCCATAGCTTTTTGTTGATCTTGGTTCGTAGACGGTCTTAACTTAATCTCGTCATAATATTTAACCTTTAAATCTTCTAAATGCTTTTTGGCTTTTGCAATTTCTTCTTTCTTTGCGAGTTTTTTTCTTCGGATATCTCGCTCCTCATCTAAATCAGTATCAAATGAAAAATTTTCTTCCATTACAAATGAAAGATCATCTTCAGATAAATGTGGTTTAGTATTTTTATAATACTCTCTTAATAAAGTATTTTCATCAACGTTAGAATAATCTGCGTTGAGTCTAGTATAATCTTCTATAGTTCCACCAGTTTCTTTCATAAACGTAACTAATTTTTCTACGTTATCTGGTAAATCTATTTTAGGTTGTTGAACTATTTGTTCTTGTTTTGGTAGTGGCTTTTCTCCCACCTCTTGAATTTCTTCAATAATCGGGCTGGACTCTTCAACTGGTTTGTCTCCTCCAATGTCCACGATCTCGCCATCTCCGGCTTGTTCGCCCACATCCACCTTCTTTGTTTCTCCGACTTGAATGGCATCTTGTTCTGGTTTTTTAGTTAAATCAACCTTTATAGGTTCTTCAATTTTTACGTTAACGTCTTTAGTAAGATCAACTTTTATTGGCTCATCTTTTTTGTCGTTAAATTTTTTAACCTTAGGTTTAGACTTTATTTTAAAGTCACCTTCTTGTTTAACAGGTTCATTTGTTTTTGTTTCTTCTGACATGATAAAATATTATATAATTGTTATTAATTAGACACTTGGCATTGATTGAGCCACGTCTTGTTGTTCAAAGTTTTTAGGCAAAGAATCGTTTTGTCTTTGACTTATTAATTCGCTTTGTTGTGTAGCTTCCATTTTACTACGTTTATCTTTACGATCTTCGATCATATTTTCTTTTTTCTCTATAGCTTGAACATCCATACCTTTTAAAGCCATATCATACTGATGTTGTATTTCCATTTTTTGCTGTTCGATTTGAGCAGCAATTTGCATACGTTGTATTTCCATTTGATTAACAGCTTGTTCAAACTGTACTTTAGAGCCTGATATAGCCTCTTGCTTTTGCACTTCTGATAAAGCTACTTTTTCAGCTGAATCAGCTTGGGCTGACGCTTGAGCTTGTATATTAGCTTGTTGGTTGGCTTGTTCTTGAGCTTGTTTCTTTTTACGTCTTTGCTTTAAAACGTTATTAGCAAGTTTTAAATTTTTTATTTGACGTATATCTATAGCGTCTTCTAAATTAATATCACCTTGCTGCAAAGCCATTTGTATGTTTTGCTCTAACTGTGCTTTTTCTTCTTCTTCAGGTTCTAGTTCTAAGTAAATACCAAAATCATGTATATTTAAATTTTGTATTTCTTGTAATGTACCTACGTTATAAGTAGATATAGAACTTTTTAAAGAGTTTAATGTTAAAGGGTAATTCAATGAATCTGCAACTTTTAAAGAAATGTTTTCACATGTTCTAAGTGTTAACCAAAGACTTGAATTTAATATATGTCTAGTAGCGGTGTTAGATGCATTAGCTGCTAACTTCTGTAATCCTACTAGTGAATTTTTATCTTGATCTGTTCCATCTCTAGCTTCATTAAGTCCTGTTACGTCACGTATCATTTGTAAGTAATACTGATAAGTTTGTATCAAACTTTGTATTTTACCTTGGCCACTAGAACTAGTTAACTCTTGTATAGGTACTTTACCTTGGTTAAGTGAACCTTCTTGCGTTAATGATCTACCAACAATACTACCAGTTTGGAAATACATATTTAATGCTTCTGCTGGATTATAGTTTGTACCATTACCTAAATCAACTTCAGCTAAACCATCCATATCTAAAAATACACCGTCTGGTACTATTCTAGACATAACTTGCTGTAGTTTTAAATGTGTTAATTGAATCATATCAGCAAAACCTGTAGTCTTACTAACAATAGATTCAATACGTCCTTGGTACATTCTTGGTGCTACAATAGCGTAACTCATTTCTACTTTTGTAGTATCAGCAAAAGGTCTAGTCATGTTTTCAGCTAACTCCCAACGTAATAATTGATTATTACCTATAACTTTAGCGCCTTTATAAAGTACTTCTATTTTTCTTGATACTTTAGAAAATCCATCTGCTTCTTCTGGTGGATTAAAGCTGTCATCTTTTATTAATGCTTTTTCTAAACCTGATGCTGTTTCTTTTATTTTAAACACTTGACTATTGTAAGTCTTGTATTCAAAATATAATACCTGTATAGTGTTAGGATCGTAAGTTGACCAACCATATAAAGTGTCTCTATTACCAGTTTGTTTAGATATTTTTTCTAATTCTTTTTCGTTTAATTCAGGAAACTCTTTAGCTATTTCACCAATAGTTAATGATTTAACTTCACCAACATAGTATATATCTTCAAAATTAGGATCATCTGTATATGAAAATATTAATCTAGCAGGATCAACATAGTCAATAGTAATACCATTAGCTTTGTTCCAATTAGTTTTAACTGCACCAATACCTAAAGTTACTAAATCGTAGTTAAATCTTTTGCTAGTATTTTTAAATTTATTTTTTGCTAGTATATTACTTATAACTTCTTCTTCTGCTATTTCTACTGCATGCTTATAATTAAGTTGCATATGCATATCAAGCTCTTCTTCGTTTTCAGGTAAACCTGCAGGATTAGGACTTTGGTATAAGTTTAAACCTAACGTTGCTTGTAATTCTTCTAAATAAGGTTTAGCTAGCATATCTTCATATATAGCTGTAGCGTAATCAGTTCTTTTCTTTAATGATACAGGGTCTTGAGCTGTAGCTTTTATTTCAAAAACTTTATTAGACATACCATTAACAACTATATCAACAAACTTAGATAGCACAGGCACTGGCTTCCAGTCTAAATTAAGATATGACATATCACCATTAATAGCAAGCTCATCTTTATATTTTTGAACAGGTTGTTCACCTCTAGCGTATAATCTTAAACTGTGAAATCTATTGTACGATGTTGCAAATCTAGTTCCATTACCGCCTTGTCTCCACCACTCGCTTTCAATAGCTTGAGCAACCTGCTCTCCATATTTTATAGAGTTTTTTTCTTCATCTGGCACCACTTGGCTGGGAAAAGAACTGTTTGGATTTGTGTATATATTCATTTACTTAATTATTTTTGATAATGTACCTTTGTTATCATATCTTTTAATACCAAGGTCGAAACTTTTTCTTATTGTCTTGTTAACTGGTGCGTATCTATTTTTATTACAAGCCATTATAGCAAGTCCTGAACTAATAGAAGCATCGTGTTTTGTTCTTCTAGTTATATCAAACTGAGCCCAATCTTCTAATGTTCTTTGAAAATATACATCTCCGTAATTCTCTCCATCAAATCCTACAGCATTTTCTATGTATGTTTCTATAGCTGCA